GGAATCAATGCACCTATTGGTGACATGTTCTTACCAGAAGTTCTTGGTCAAGATAAGATAGTCTTTGAGAACTTATATGTTAATGACACAGGTAATAAGTTCACATTATACATTCCAGACTTCCATTGTAATAGTGGTGTTGGTGGTAACATCAATAATGCTGGAACATACACTATCTACTCTGATATTGGTGCAACGAATAACATTGGATCTATTGTAGTTGATAGTTCAAATGGTGTTCAAGAACTTACACACACAACTGGTGAAATTTATTCACTTGTAACTGGAACAATCAACTTCGTTGGTAATAATACCAACGCAAACGTATATGTCTTTGGTCCTAATCCTGGCACAAAATGGACTGTATCATCATCTAATAAAATCTCTGGTGGATCTTCAACAGTATTTGGATTACGTGATGCTGCAGCGGGTGCTAAGTTACAGATTGGTAAAGCAGCAGTATCTACAACACCAACAATAGATTTCCGTTCTGGTGGTCAAGCACCAAACTATGATGTCCAATTCCTCATATCTGGTGGTAATACTTCAGATGGTAATGGAACAATCAGATTTAATGCTGCAGACTTTACCTTCAACGGTAACACAGTATGGCATGCAGGAAACGATGGTGCATCATCTCAGCTAGACGCCCATTACTTAGATGGTTATACACAGTCAACATCTGCTACTGCTAACACAATCGCACGTAGGGATGCATCAGGACACTTAACAGTCAATGACTTAACAGGTGACCAAGGTATCTTTACTAACAACGGTGCAGGAACATTAAGTCTTGCAGATACTAATGGTATTACTCTTGGTAAATCTACAACTAATACATTAGCACTCAAAGGTAAAGCCAATTCAAACATTGGTGCTATCAGAATAGGTAATGATAGCAAATACTTTGGATACAATGCAACTTACTTATACTATGGAACTAGTGATTCAAATACCACAATGGTATGGAGAGGTGAGAATGTAGGTATTGGTAATCAGGCAAATAATCCAAGCACACTACTTCACATTTACAGTGATAGTGCATCTACTGCTGAACTTAGAATTTCTGCAGGAACAGGAAGTACTAATAGTGATGCTGATCCTCAGATCAGAATGACTGGTCAGAACAATGGTACAACTGAAGGTTTCTTACTACGTTATGATAACAGTGTTGGAGACGTTTACTTTGATCAGGTATACAATGGTCTTGGTAGTTCTTCTGCTGCTATTCGTTTTAGAACTGGAACCACTGGAACCCCTGTTGAAGCAGCATACTTCAGAGCAGATGGTGGATTGCAGTTGCAGAAAACAATGCGAACCAATCAGCAGATGATATCTACTATCGCAATTGGTACTGCACCAATCTCTGTTACATCTACAACTGTATGTCCTAATCTTAACGCAGACTTACTTGATGGTTATAGTGCACTTAACCTTCCATACTTACAGGGTACAGTTAACCAGTGGATCTTAGATGCTGGTGGTCAGGAAAGATTCTACTTCTCTAATAATGATGACACATACTTTAGAACAGGTGATGACTTCTACTTTAGAAACAATGCTAACACTGGTATTGGATCTCTTGATTCTAGTGGTTGTTGGACAGTCTACTCAGGTAGTGACAGAACACAATCAACATATGGTCTAGAAGTTGTTCAACTAAATGGTCTTAATTTAAATGCATCTGAGAGTCTATCATCTGGACAGAAATCCACAGTATTAAGAGCTGGTGGAGACAAGTTATGGATTGATACATACGGAGTCTTTAGAAGAAACCGTAACAGTGTTGCCGAAAACATCAACGTCAACAATGGTGATAACTGTATGTCCGCTGGTCCTATCACTATAAATAATGGTGTCACCATTACAGTTAATACTGGTGGTTCTTGGAGCGTAGTTTAAAATGAGCACGATTAACGTCCACGATTTACAAGGTTTATCAACATATTCTAATAACGTTAGATTGCCTAGTGGACATCAAATGAAAATTGAGGGAACCATAAGGTTGCCAGAATGGACAACAGCAAACCGTCCATCAGTGCCTGAAGTAGGACAGGTAGGTTTTAATACTGAATTAGCAAGATATGAAGGATATAATGGTAATGATTGGATAGCGATGGGTGAAGAAAAACCCGACGGAAGCAGTGCTGAGAAAGCATTAGCAAAAGCAACTGATGTTATGACTAACGTAAGCAATCCTGCTACGGGTTGGTATTATGTTTTAGTTGAGGGTTCAGCAAAACAAGTTTGGATTGATACTGTATATGATGGTGGTGGATGGAGTCTTGTTGCTGGTCATGCATTTAACGTTAGTATTCCTGCATTGACATACGCACAGGCAGCAACATCATCAGACTGGTATTCTAATGGTGGTGTATATGGATCTGGTGATCCTAAACAATTTACATTATGGGCAGGATTAAATGCGTGGAACGATATTGCTCAAAATAATAATGCAGGAAGAAATGTTGTATACTATGTTGCTAACTCAGCAGTGCCTTTGGGAACTACTGGATCTCATAGTAATAGAGCAAGATGGACTTGGACTGGTTGGGGAACCAACTATGACTGGGTTGGTGAAGCAAACTTGAATGTGCAACTAGGAGGAACACCTGGTGTTTGGGCGTATCATATTGGTAATGGATACAACTTTACTACTACTGATAGAGACCAAGATCAGTATGGTGCTAACTGTGCCAACTTATACAACTCTGCACCTTGGTGGTATGGAGCATGTTGGTCTGGAAGTTTCTGGGGTGGTAATGGTGCAAACTATCAGAACGCTGCTTTCTGGAACAGTTCTGGAAGTGACTATTTCAACTATGGAGCATACTACGTAAAATGAGCACTGACGAAACTATTTTTGGCGAACAGACTACTATGCCTAGCGTGCCTAGCATAGAGTATGGTGATGCTGTCAAATTGACAGTCATGAAAAATGGAAGAGTATTAGGAAGAAATGGATCCTTCCGTTATGTCTTACAGTGGAAAGATAAAGATGGTACTATAGTTTACGAAGAGTTTCAATCTATTCCTCCAAACAAATTTAACTTACCTGATGAAAGTGGTTTTAATCTTACAGAGATTATTGCACATGCATGTGAGAATGACCTATTTGTAAAAGTAGATCCTGATAAATTAGAAGTAGAAGAGGTGAACATCTAATGGCATCAAGAATTAAAGTTGATGAAGTTACAAACCTGAATGGAACTGGTACAGTTGCATTCCCTACTGGTGGTGCAACTTTCCAAGGAAACGTTGGAGTTACTGGTAATATTGATTTTAGTGGACAACTACTACAGAACGGATCTCCATTTGTCACACTACCAACACAGAGTGCTTCTAACCTTGGTGCAGTTCTTAGATCTGGTGGAACATCAGGAACAGCATATTGGGATGTAACTGGAGAAGGTGCATCTGGTTTAGCAGGATATTCACAATCGAAATATAAAGCAGGATTTAATATCACAAGAGGATTTAGTTGTTGTGGATATCGTGGAGCACAGTCTTGGAGAAACGTAAACAGACTTGTTCATGCAACATTTACACAATCAAACTTAGGAGATTTAGCATCACAGTCAGGTGCATATATTGATGGTAAACCAAGCACAGCTATGATTGGATACATCTTTGCTACAGGTAACTCTTGGGACTCAACTACAAGTTATGTTTCTAAGTTAAACATGAATACTGAATCTAATTTGGGTGCTGCAACATCCATGGTTGGAACTAAGAACCGCTGCTCAGCTATGGGTAGAGACTTTGTATATGCTTATGTTCATGGTGGTGGAAACTCTAGTAATATGATAAGATATAATTTATCAACAGAAGCAAATCAATTTAGCACAAACCATCCAAACGGAACACAGAACAACCCTGCAGGGGGTCAAGGTGCTACTGTAGGGTGGATTAGACAGGGTGGTGCACAAGCATATAACTTCTCAACAGAAACATTTACATCATGGACAGACTCACCAGGAACTGATGGTTCCAACAAAACACTGTCTAGTAGAAATGGATTTTCATACTGGAACACTTGTGGAGGATATAGAACTAGTTGTGACTGGCACTTGAGAGACTCCTATAACGGTGGTCGTATGGCAAGTGTAAGTAAAACTGGTATAACTACTGGTGAGGAATCAATGCACACTGGAAACGAATATGGATTTATTTGTGGACAGTATGATGGCAACCAGAACAACAATGGTTATCTCTTTACCTATGCAAGTCATAGTTTCAACAGAGATAGTAGAATGGATAGGTCGGGAATTAGTGGATCTGCATCTGCTGCAGGAATAGAGTTTGGAACTCTACAATATGGATACACAGGAATGTAATTATGTCTGACGGAATTAATTTAGATACAGAAGTCCTCGCAATATTAGAGGGAACAGAAAAACGTAAGTATTACGTTGCTAGGTATTGTTCTGCAATTGATCACATGGAATCTGTAGATTTAATGTGGAACATGTATGGTCTTATTGTATTCTCTATCAAAGAAGAATGGGTAAGAGAACTTCCTAAGTTGAGTGGTTCATACGAAGAGGTTACTGAACTTCTTGCTAAGTATGGAACAAAACACTTTGCTGAAATACGTGCTACAGTTAAGGTTACAGATGAAGATCCTTTATCAACTAGTGATGAATATGCAGTATCAATACAAGGACCTAAGACTGAGATAAAATTACCACAAGAAAGAATTGACGCTGCTATTCAGTTTATGAAACTTGGTGCAAAACTTATTATTGAAGATGAGTATGATAGAAAGTTCTTATCACTAAAAGCAGAGGAATCTAAACTTGAACAATTCCTATGGGACACACAGGTGCAGGAAGCAAACAATTTATCAGGTGGTGCACCATTACTAAATAATCTTGCTACTATTAAAGGTGTTACTGTAGAAGCATTAGCAACTGAAGTTCTCACAGGACAAACAACTTTTGAAAATAAAGTTAAAGGACTTTACAGAGCAATGGTTGCTCTTAAGCAAGAATTTAAAAACTGTGTTACAATAAAAGAACTTAATGTTCTATGGGAAAAATACCTTGGAGTTCCTATGCCACAGCAACAAGCTATTGACTTAGGAAATACCGAGGACGATAACTGGACACCATTACCTATAAAACAAGGATTGCAATTTTAATTTATGACTTTATCAGCTGATGCCATAGAAGCCTTCGTAGAAGGTAATATGGACTTCGGGATGACACATGAACAAATCAAGAACTTCGTTGTCAACTCCCACGTGACTGACAAAAGAAAACTTCGTCAGGTATTGACTGAGGTTTCTACACGTAACCACGAAAAGAAAAAACTTTTCTTAGATATAGAAAGAAAGAAGATAAAAATAGAATCTTTAGAAGCAGGACTAGAAGTAGAGGAAGATCCCTATACTAGAAGATTGATGGCAGTTGACATTGCAGAATGGAAACTAGACATAGGTAGATTTGATATTGCAGTTCACCAAGCAAATAATGAATTGGCAGGTTTTATGGAGTGGATCCAGAAAAACTTTGAAACTATGGAAGAGTTGGAAAAGGCAGCAGAATATAATGAAACTGAAGAAAGAAAATACTGGGTTGCTCGTATGGGTAAACAGGCAGCAATGGATATTTACTGCACAGGTAGAGTAGGCATTGGTAACTTAGATTCGATAGCAATGATGCGTGAAGATGATCAATATGCTACACTAAATATAGCAATGCAGTATTCTGGTCTTCTTAACGCTGGTATTGGTAAGATTCAAAATGAAATCAAACCACAGATAGATAAGATGATGGTTGATGGATCTGCACCTCGTATCCCTACATTTGACAATGTAGAAGATAACTTAGATCTTAAATTATTTGAGCAATTAACTGGTAATGAACAAAAGAGTCTTCTCTCTCCCGATCAATCCGAAACTGAGTGAAGAGTTTGTAGTTAATACATTTCTTCCGTTTCTTAAAGAGTATAAAGAATACATATTAGATCTATATTTTACATGTAGAATTCCTCCGTTTGATCAAGACGCTATGGGAGATACTTTTTTGACTCCAGAAGCACTGATAGAATCGGCATGTTATATCTCAAATCAATCTGATATACCGTTGTCAGCAACGTTTAATAATATATGGATTAGACCAGATCAAAAGAATCTAGACTTATGGATAAAGGAGTTTGCTCCTGTCTATAACTCTGGAGTCAGAGTGGTGACTTTACCACATACAACATGGGTATCTACTGGACAGATACAAGCAGCGTTTCCAGAGTTGTTTATTAAGAATACTATTCTAAGAGAGGTCACAAAACCCAGTGAGATAGTGCAGTTAGCAGAAGCAGGATTTAATTATATAAACTTAGATCGTGATCTCATGAGAGATCGTGAACAATTATTACGTATACAAAAAGCAAAAGATTACTGTAAGTTTCTAGGTAAACCTGTCATGCTCTCTATGCTAGTCAATGAGACATGTTGGGGTGGTTGTCCTATCATGCCAGAGCATTATCAATACAATTCTACTAGAACAAAAGACGATCCTATATTTTTTGCTAGTCCTATAAGTCGGGTGTCATGCTCTACATGGGACATTGAACATCCAGAAGCTGATCTTAAACAAGCAAACCTACCTCCATGGAGAGAGGACTGGCAAGAGATGCTTGATGT